TAAAAGTAAAAGTTACATCAACAATAGTCCACGCAGTATCAGAAGTACGAGTAATCTTTTTAGGAATCATATCTTCTTGTGTGACAATTAAGGTATCTGCACTTTGTACCCAACACATTTCAGATAGCATTGCTGAAGTAATCGTGGTGGTTAAATAATCATTGCCACTACCTGCAATATTAGTTTGTAACACGCCATTTTTAATGACATACATACGAAGATTGGTAAATGCTAATAAGTAAGCATCAGATGTGTTAAATTCAAACGCAACTAAGCGTATACCATCTTCAGGACTACCACCGAGTTCAGTAATATATTCTAATCCAGGTCTGCGTTTAACACCACCTTGTGGTAAAACAACAACATTAAGAGCAGTGGTTAATCCTGCATCATAAGCTTTAACATCATCTCTTGCTATAAGTTTGGGGTCTAGTTCACCTGAAGTAAAACTATTTTGAATAGCAATAACTCTAGACATTATCGTACCTCAATTAAATCAAAGCTATTATTTGATAATTGTTGCGCTCGTTGTCCTTGTGCATCAGCTTGTGTGCATTGTCTAAATAAACCACCTCTACCATTTTCAGCAGGACTGCCAAATGCTAAAGCTCTAAAATAATCTGCCTTAGTAATTTGATCTGTTAATGGTTCTGCAAAGTCTGCTGCTAATGCGTGGCGTAGCATATAAACAAAAAACTCTGGAAATCTTGATTCATCAACGTCTGCCACGTAATCAATATAAACTGTCTCATAATCAGTTAATATTCTTTGTTGGTCAATAAAGTATAATTCAAACTCAGTTTGCGGTAATGCACCTGCTGTTGATGTTTGAAACAGAGCTTTAGGTGTACCAATAATATCAGCAGGTAAAGCATACACATATCTCCACTCTGTTGTTGGAGTATCACTGGTTCTTGCTAGTTGTACTTTCTTTTTAGCAAACGACCAAGGATAAATAGATAATATATACTTTTTTAAGTCATCGTATAAGCGGTCACATATTTTTGCAGAATCTGTACCTTCAGTAAATGAAGTCATTTCTGCTGCACCTAGCATCAAGAGTGCATCATTACAAATGGTAAGTTTAGTATCTCCTGCTGCCATACAATCTCCTTAAAAAAGTATGCCCTGCCGAAACAGGGCAACTTTGTATTACTTAGTCAGAATCAGTTACCACACCGATTACTGTACCGTCAGACACATCTACTACTCCAGATGCGTTAGATACAACGATGTGCATTGTTACTGTTCTTGTACCGCCTGTTGAACCGTGGACGATTATCATATCACCTACTTTCAAAGTATCTGAAAGAGTGTTGAAGTATCCACTAGCATCAACAGCAGTTTGTGCATCGGTAGTTGTGTAGACATATAAAGCTGGTAAATCACCTGCTCTACCTTGTCCAGCTAACGCACCGAATCCATCAGTTGAATAAGCCATTAGTTACCTCCTATGATTCACGACAAGTTATTTCAACAATACCATTGGTATCAATACCAACAGCTCCAGCAGAAAACATAGAGTTTACTAAGAACGATGCTTTTTCAGCAACATAGTTAATTTCTGTTTTTCTGTCCATATTCATAGCTAAACCACAAGCATTTTTGTGCCAAGCTAAGCAAGTTCTGTCAAGCGAACCATCAACTGCTAGACCACCTTCATCTCTATCGCCCATCATAATGAACTTAAAGCCAAGGAAGCTATCCACAGTACCTACAGCAAGAGCCTTAGATGTGTTGAAGTCAAAAGACTTAACGTCTGTTTCATCTAAGAAAGATGCCATATTGTTTGCGTGACATAAGAAATATCTATCTTCAGCAGGTACGCCTTGTGCATCTAATAGTTTCTTAGCAGATAACACTTTATCAACATTTAAGTTAGTGTCAGTTCCACCAATATCATTAGATACTGTTAAAGATGTACCAGCACCGTCTAACGCATCAATTACTAATTGATCCATTCTACGACCGATAGCCATTGAAAGTGCTTTAACAAGTTCAGCTCTTTCGTCAAATAATACTTTACCACTTGTGAATATATCTGAATATTCAGCAGCATTGTAATCTGACATTGTAGCTGTAGCTTGTGTATGTGTTAAATTCAATGGTGTGACATCAGATTGTGCGATATGTAAATTCGCAACACCTGATCCTAGTTTATTAAATTTATAAGTATTGCCCTGTACTCCTGCTCTCTCACGAGTTGTCCCAGCAAGTTTACGATCTTCTTGGTACGCTTGCTTGACTTCAGCATCAAATATAGTGACAAAACTTGTACTGATTGATGTACTCATATTGTTACTCCATATTACAATAAGTTAATATTTATCGCTTGATGTTGTCCATAAGGGCATCTTACTTGTAGGTTCGCCTACCTCCGTGCTACTAAGCAGTCAAGGGCAGAAAACTGTTATCCTTACGGTATAGTGTAATTAAAACTAAAAAGATTGCAACTTTTTATAAAATATAATCTTCATTAGGATTATCAGGCACACGTTGTTTAAACCATTTTTGTACTTTGTTACGATAATTAATATCTTCTTTGTACTCTTTGGTTCCAACCATTGCATACAATTCATCTAATGTTGGTATGCCTTCACTACTTGGTTGTGCAGTTGGTATGTTACCTTCACCATAAAACCTTCTAAGTTTTTGTATAGCTCTAACACCTGCCGCAGTACCAGCAGCACCTTTAAATGCTTCTAGTTCTTCTTCGTTAAAGACACCTTTATTAAATAAACCATTTGCCCATTGTGCAGTTGATTTGATAATTTGATCTGCATCAGGTCCTAGCTTTTGTTTTTCAGCTTGCACATCCACCTTATATTGTTCTAAAGATGACATCTCCATTTCAATATAATCTTTAGCCAATGCTTCAAATGCTGCTTGACTTACTCCGTGGTCTTTTGCCCAACCTTGAAATCTCTCTAGCAAAGGATCATCTTGAGGTATACCAGATTGTTCTGCAAACGATACATCATATGCTTCTGGTGCTTTGTGTTTGCCTTGAGAAAAGTTTTTTTCCATTTCACGATAAGACTTGACTAACCCTTCAATGTCTGGACCTTCTTCTTGATTCCAAAACTTTTCAGGAAAATATTCTGGTCTTTCATATTCAACTTCTTCCCCTTCAGCAGCAATTGCTGTATCTACTTCTTCTGGGTCTTTACGTAAGACATCTTCAATCACTTCAGGATTTGCATCTTGTTGTGCTTGTTCTTCTGCTCTTACTTCATTAATACCTTCATCTAATAAACCTTCACTTGCTACTGCTTGATTTTCTTCACTCATCCTCTACCCCTCGCTATGCGTTTTTCAATTTCTCTTACTATAGAATTTTGACCTTCTCTGCAATACCCATAACTAGCAACTTCTCCTGGTATAAAAGATGGTTGTTCAATAGTAATTGCCCTTAAATGTTTTAATACTTTTTGTCCATCTTCAGTATTAAAAAGTCTAAAATATAGTCGATTCAATTCAACTACGTTAATAAATTCTTTATGTTCAATAGGTTGATCGTCTAGCAAACTTAATTCATCCCAACTCATACTTCCTCCTCAATTGGTGGTTGTTGTGCTTGTGCAGCTTGTTCAGCGAGTTGTTGCGTTTGCTGAATAATCATTGCTCTTTCTTGTTCTGAATTTTTTAATTCAACTGGTATACCTAACTTGTCTGCTATATAGTCTGCAATTTTACCAATCTTTAATACAGTTTGTCCTTCTGGTCCTAACTGAGAAACTATTTGTGCATACTGAATAACATTATTAATGTCATTATTATTTTGTGACATAGCAATTGGACTAACAGGTTTGATCTTAACTTCTAATCCATTTACTTTTAAAGGCAATTCAATTAAATTTTGTTCATCCATTATTTGTAATGTGCGCTGAATAATTGGTTGCATTGTTTCTGTAATTAATCGACCAAACGCACTACCTAAATTCTGTGCGAGTTCTTGAATACGCTGTTGTATTTCAGTTGCACTACGAGCTGACATATCATCTCTTGGAATAGATTCATCTAGTAATATTTTTTTAATTGACATTTGTAATTGGTCAATAACAATTTGTGATAACTGTGGGTCACCACTACGAGGTAAAGGTCTTAGACTTTCGCCTTGTGGCCCACCATTTCTAGCTACAGGTATGATTGCGCCTGGTTTCAATACCACCGTATTTGGATTTAATACTCCATCATCTGCTGCGGTATATACACCTGCAATAGATAATGATGCGTTTTTCAATAATAATTCTTTGGTTTTATTTAAAGTTTTAATATCAGGTATCGCCACCGTTAACGGTCCACGACCGTAGACTTCACCTGCGGCTTTCATATATCTTGATACTACCCAAGGACTATATTTAAGTTCTCTATCAACCACAGTAAATTTTTCTTGCTGATAAATAATACAATATTTATATTTACCTGTTTCTAAATCTTTAACAGTTGCTTCTAAGAAATCTATTTCTTCAATTGGATTATCTCTAAGTTTTTGTTTTAAAGTATTACTTAGTTTTGCATCAGGATATTGAATTTGTATCTGCTCTACTTTCATACGCAATCTACGATAAACGTTTTCTACTTTACCGTGTGCGCCTTCTTCAAAACAAACTAAATACATTGGAATAGATGTATAACGTATTGGTGTTAATTCATCACCTGGTTGTATTAACATTACACCTGTGCCAACAGCAAGGTCTAATAAAAATTCACCCATTGCTAAATCAAAATTAGATGTACGTATAACTGTAAACATCTTATCCAAGTAAGTATCTAATACTGCTTGTACTGCTTCGTGTTGATCTTGTGGTATATCATTCCCAGGTTCTAAACGACACCAGTTAGTATGCGGTGGAAATAAACCTGATTGTATTTTGTTAGCAAAACGTTGAGTAGAATCAATCGCTGTACTATCAAACACATCTGCCATTTTGTTTTGACCAACCGTCTTACCTTCAAAATAACCTTCATATAAGTTACGGTTCGGCAAAGCAAAACGATAACAATCTTCATATACTGATTCCCATTGGTCTTTACGAACTTTTGCGCTGTTATAACGTTTTATAATGTTCTCTACTGTTATTTTTGCCATCAGAATTTCTTCCTAAAATTTAATTTATATTCTTCATATTCATCTTGTTTTAGCATAGATGCACTAAAACCACCATTTTTATATTGTAAACTATATCTTTCAGGTTCTTCATATCCTTCTTCAGATATCATTTTATCTACACCAGCACTAAAAGAACCCATTTTAGTATCTGCAATGACATTGCTATATAACTTTCTCCACGGGCCAGATAGCTTTTCAAATCCAATTTCAGTATCCAATTGTTTTAAAAAGTAATCATTATCTTTTATAGAGCTATTAGCCATTATATCAAAAAATGCAGCTTGACTTTCTTCATCAGCAAAAGGTTGTATTGTTGTTTGTTTTGATTTTGTTCCTAAAGATTTGATTGCTTTACTGGTTGTTTCCATTCTATCTTTAATACCATCTAAAGTAGTTGTTCT